AGTGTCAGTACCATAAGCCTCCGCAATTTCTTTGATGTGTTGCTTACCTGCGGTTGTTTGATAAAGTATATGAACATAATCCTCAGCTTCTAACTTAGATACTTCATAATACTTTGCAACTAACTCAATAACCCAACCTTCATACTTATCGGCTGAAGCTGGTTTCATATATTTTAAGAATGCTCTAGTCTTTGGTATCAATCCGATAAGAGCAAGATACATTGCTTTTGGTGGAGCTTCCTGAATGTAAGGTGATATATCTGCTATCAACTCTATCCATTCGGATTTCATAGAAAGAAAACGGAGTATCATATAGTTACTCCATGTCTTTTTATCGCTCTCATCAAGCTTATCCCAATACTTTGGGTCTTTATCTTGCGTTATTGCATTTATATGGTCGAATAATGTTTTAGCCATTAATCTTCTTTTTTATTCATCTTATCTTTAGCTTCTAAAGCTTTAAGTTCTATTTGTTTTGAAAACTCTTGTTCAGCACCACATTCACCACAAACTGCGATTTGAAATGGAATATGAACGTCTTGGTCACCACCATACGCCAACTTAGATAATCTTCTAAGTTTCATAGCTGGGATGAACACATTATATCCACATTTTTCACACACCATTGGTGTTGATGATGATATATCTAGTTTTGGTTGCATTCCGCCCATTTGTGGAATCTCCCCCTGTCCGATAATGTTAGCCATATTATATTATATTTAAAATTTGTATTAAGGTTGATGCTGCTATAATTTCTTTATCAATTGCTACCGCAGATTTAGCAATACTATCACCTAAAATAAGGATTACGCCCGATGTGTTATCAGCTGCATATTCATCTACCTTATCATAAAGTAGTGTGTACAATTCTGAAAACTCCGATGCTCTACTATCAATTATAGCCTGTCTTAACTTCATGTATTTATTTCTTTTATCATCATTTGATTTAAGAATATCCAATACTTTTAATTTGTAATCATTCTCTAATAGATTTTGCACATCCACTTTCAACTTACCTTTATGCGAGTTAAGTTGGCAAGTATTGATTACCTTACGAATATCAGGATAACTAGCATCAATTATTGGAACTAAATCTTTTGGGTCAAACTCCACTTCTTCAGCTTTCAAAATTTTACTCATCTGAATTGCTACATCCTTTTTAGTTGGTGGAATGATTTGGAAAGATTGACATCTACTCTGAATTGGTTCGATTACTTTCTCAACATAGTTGCACGTTAAGATGAATCGACAATGTTTAGAGAATGTTTCCATTAAGTTACGAAGGATTGCCTGAGCGTTTTGTGACATATAATCAAACTCATCCATTATGATAATCTTAAATGGTTTGAATCCCATAGAAGATGCAAAGTTTTTTACTTTTGTTCTTACAGTCTCAACGTTATTTTCATCCGATGCGTTGATAATCATATAATCACAATCTAACGATTTAACAATTAATTTTGCTAACGTAGTTTTTCCCGTACCTGCTCTACCGTATAATAGTAAATGTGGTACATCTCCACTTTCTAAATAAGTTTCTACTTTTGATTTTAGGTGCTCATTACCTACATAATCTACCAACTTATTTGGGCGATATTTTTCTACCCATAATGAGTGGTTATTTTCTTCTTGTTGATATTCAAACATATTTTTTTATTTTCCAGTTGAACCGAATCCGCCTTCGCCTCTTTCGGTATTTGATAATTCTTCTGCTTCTACAAATTCAATAGGTGGATGTGGTATAATCATAATTTGTGCAATTCTATCACCTATTTGGTATTTTTCAGATTCATTACCTTTCAACCAATTAGTTTTTTTGAATGTAGCTTGTAACTCACCTCTGTACCCACTATCAATTACACCTACACAATTTGTTAATGCCAAATCATATTTTCTAACAGATGAACGAGGAAATATTAATCCTACAAATCCATAAGGAATTTCCAATGCTATACCCATACCATAGGTAACATCAGTTATAGTTTCTGATATTATTGAAGTTGCTACTAAATCCATTCCAGCATCACCAGCTTTAGCGTATGTTGGAATTACTGCGTTTGGATTAAGCTTCTTTATTCTCACTTGCATATTCTTCCATTTTTTGGTCAAAATTTTCCATATCAGCTTCTTTTAAACTAAAAGCTTCTCTTTGTTTTTCTCTCATTACTCTACCTTCATCGGATAATTCTCTAGCAAATATTTTAAAACATTTACCAGATTCTCCATTTGTAAATGTAATATAAGAATTTTCTACATTTGTAATTGTAAAAATTACTTTAGGGTCTTCTTGCTTATTTAATTGGTCATCTGTCCAAGCAAATACTTGTGGTTTATCTTCATCAAATTGAAAACACCATTCACAATCTTCATATTTTTTTTGTTGGATTGAAATTACACCCAGATCATTTTGAGTTGGGGTTTCAAATTCAACTTCTTTTACTTCTTCTTTTTGTTTTTTCTTTGCCATAATTTTATTTTTTTTTATCTTCCTACTTCTCCCAAATATTTTTCTTTCATTTCTTCCCAGCTGATTCCAATCGCATCTATGTAGAATAAATGTTCAGGTTTGATTCTGCCTTCATCATGTAGTTTTGTGTATCTACTAATAGCGTGTTTTTTCCACCATTTATTGATGTATTCTGTACCTTGCTTAAACTTATCTTTGATGATTAGTTTATCTTCGGTAATTTCGTTACGAAGGAATTCACAACCATTCTCATACATCATAGCCATATACACACCTCTTTTAAATCCGTGATGATATTCAGTTGCCTTAATACCACATTCTTTAAAGATTTGTCCTAATATCTTTTGTTTGATACCACTAACAGGTCCGTTAGCTTCATATCCCATGTTAGCACCATTACGAGCTCTCTCATCTGATATATTTTCTTTATACCATTCGGCACGATTTTCTTTTAACCATTGATGCCAAGGGTCATAATACTTATCATCCGGCTTAATGCTAATCTTACCAGCCGATTCACCTAAAGTTTTGAAAAGTGGAATACCATTGTATTGAGAATGGATACCATACAAAGATGTTGTACCTACTGCTATAAGTACATTCTCATATTTCTTCTTCCAATACTCTCTTACTTCCGGCACCGTAGTCATCATAGCGATTAACTTACCACCTAAGAAGTTATAACCCAATGGTTGAGTACATACAATTGTAGAAGCAATAGTTGTATTATTTAACTTACCTTTTACAAATTTATCATCTTTAGTCCAACCAATGAAGTTATCTCTCACACCTAATGCGGTTACATCGGATGCTAAAGAGATTTGACCTAATAACTTTCCGCTTGTTCTATCTTTTACATTAATCTTTACATTTCTGCCAGGGTTTGCTGTAAAATCCATTGTGTGAATCATTCGTCTTACCGCTGCCCACTTAGTAGATTCTTTGGCATCATCCACAATCTCAACGTAAGGGTCTAACGATTCAATTTCTTTTATCGTTAGCTCCTTATTGTTGATGTCAGTTGGTCTCCATTGAAGGTCATAATAAGATGCAATTTGGGATTTAGCCTGAATCATTGTAGGGTCTTGCAACTCTACCCACTTTTTGTATAAAGTTTGCTCCTGCACAGACATCGTCATTAGATAGTCCATGTTTTCTTTTAACTTTTGTTTTTCAACATCAAAGTCAAAGACAGGTTTTTGTGGTTCGGTATCCCAAAAGCTCATAATTACTTAATTTCTACGAGGTAATAGTTTGAAGTGTAATCACCATCGGTAAACGATACGTGTGATAATCCTTTAGATGAAATCTTTAATGAAGATGTCTTAGAACCTTTGTTAGCCATTAAGATAGCTTTCAAATACTTTGCTGAAAATGCTATTGGTTCAATATCTTCTTTACATTTACAATCTACAGCGATTGAAATTCGGTTAGAGTTAATTGAAGAATAACCCAATATAACTTCACCACTTCCACCTTTACAAGTGAATGTAAATGTATCAGCATCAGCCAATGCACCTTTAGATTTGATGAACTTGTTAATAAAGTCATCATTAAGTGTAATCTCTGCATCAAATTCAGGCAAAGCCTTCAAATCGGGTACCGCAGGAATTACTGAAGGTGCTGCTAACATATATTGTACCTTAGTACCTTTATCAGCGAACTTAACTGCTCCAGTTGTTTCTTCTACAGTGATTGCCTCATCCAATACACTCAACAATCCTTTTAATTGTGATGTAGTGTAGATGCCAAATTCACCTTTTGGAAAATCCTTTTCAGCTACAGTAACATCACCCAATAGAGTTTTGTCATCTGAAATCATTCTTACTGAAAGATTCTTACCATCGGCTTTTACCATAACGGATTCAATCTCACCACCAAGGTTGTAACGATTGATAAAACCATCAAATTTACTTTTGTTCATAATATACTTTTTATAGTTTAAGTTTTAGAAATACAAATATACGAAAAATTATTCAATCTACCAAATTAAAATGAAAAGAATTTTTCAGCGGTTTTAGCTGCGGAAAGTACCTCTCCCCATCCTAATGCTCCATAAAAATCCTCTAATTTCTTTAATAACTCCCTTTCAAAGATTTTGTCATAATCAATATATTGAGTTACCAACTCCATAATCTCAGGTGAATCATTATATCCTTTAAATGCCAATCCCTCTAATCCGTATGGGTTTTGTTTTAGATATACCCATTTAACTTTATCACCATCTCTCATTGGTTCGTATTTAGATGGAGATTTAAAGTGAACTAATAATTGATTATGTGCAATTGCTGCTTTAACGTGCGCCGGAGTTGCTGATGCAAATTGGAACATTGCCGTTGGTTTCTTAGGCATGTACTTAGATAATTCCTTTACAGCCGAATTCTTAGCTATTGAAGTTACATCCATATTAACCAAATCTTTTTTGAATGCCTGAATCTTATCAGTCAAAATATCTTCAGTATCACCTTTTAGAATTTGAATAAGAACTTCACCCATAAATTTACGGAACTCGGCCGGATACGATGAACGTACTACGTCCAATCCTTTCACATCCAATCTATCCATCGGAATACCATTCTCAGCCACAATCCATTGTGCGTATCTTTTCTTAGCAATCCAAATACCACTTCTACTAACAAACTCTTTTTTAATTTGGAAACGATGTTTTTCTTTTGCTACGTTGAATATTTTTTCAGCCAATACATCATAAAAGTTATTTAAGAAATCCTGCGTTTCACCAGCTATACCATCCACTAATTGTGCAATCTCACTATCTTCTCTTTGTTTCCAATCAGGAAATCTAAAATCTAAGATAGGAACTGCTGAAAAGAATACGGAATCAGTATCAATATAAATGTTATAATCACCGCCTTTAGTTCCCAACTCTTTGTTGTATTTAATGTTAGCCATATCCGCAGTTGATTTAATTACGGTCTGACCTGTTAGTGTTACCGCCTCAGCGTTATCCACATCATAGAAACGGAAAGCAGGTAATCCTAATACTCCATAAAGAGAGTTCAATAGAATCTTTTGTACCAGCTGTCTTTTCTTATAAAATGCGTATTTTTCTTTATCACCAGCTTCACCAAACTTCTTCTCCAACTTACGGAATTCAACCCTTTGGTCAAACCATAAATTAAGAATATCAGGGATACAACCCGGCTTATCAGTTTTATATAGGACACCATTTGATGCTACCGAACACTTAGCTTCTTCAAATAGTTTCTTTAAGTTTTCTTTTGTAATCTGCCTATCACCAATTGTGTACATATCAACTTCACCTTTCATAAACTTTTGTGCATCCCAATCATTAATCTTACCAATCTTAGTTTCAGGACTGATGTTTACAGTCATAATGATTGATGGGTAAAGTGAAGTTAAATCCAAGTCATATATCCATTCGTATTTACCAACGATAGGTGCTTTAACATATGCTCCAATAAACTTCTCTTCGTGATTCTCACGGATTGCTTCCATACGTTCTTGTCTATCCGCAGGTTTGTTTGGTGCTACAATATTCTTTCTTTTAAGGTAAGTAAGCATCGCACCCTCTAAGTATTTAGATGAGTAAACGAAATCTTCATACGGAACATGTCCAGCGTGGCATATACCTCTACACAAATCAATGAATTGTAATTTTCTATCCAATGATACTACGAGGTCAACGTCAATTAAGTTATACTCAATAAACTTTTCAATATCATTCTTAAACAATTCATCTAAGTTACCTTTATATTCAACCTTACCACGTTTAAGTTCTTTCATAGCGATAGAATCTAAACGATAGTTATCCAATTCTGAATAAGTGTATGTACGATATAATTGTAAGTAGTCCAAATACGATACACCTGCCATAAAGAATCTCTTACGATATGGTGACCAGAAACATTCTCCGATTGGTGATAGCCTATTAGCGTGTTTAGCACCCAATAATCGTTTAATACGATTGTATAAGTAAGGAGTATCAAAATAATCAATGTTCCACCCAGTAACAATACTTGGATTTATCATTTCATACAAATCCAAATACTTTAAAATCATATCCCTTTCATCTCTAAATGGAATTACAGTTCTATTACCGGTATTACTTTCTTTCATCTTACCAGCCTTATCCATAATAAGAACCCAATAATGGTCAGTAGCAGAATCGTGCAAACCTATCGCTGTAAGTTCGTTCTCTGCTTTTTCCATATCAGGCAAACCCGTTTCCATTTCAACCTCAATATCGTATGTAAGCGTAACATGCCCTTCCGATGGAATATCGGAATCGGTATAGGTATCAACTAAAACACGTGTGGTTTCAGGAACATCAGATTCAAATAATTCAGGATCATCTTTTTTGAATTTCCATATTTTAGTTAGCCTATCACCATAAAGAGAAACATATTCACCTCTATCAGCTTTCTCATAAGCATATCTACTATATGGGAAAGTGCGGTATCCCAATTTATCATCCCAAATGTGCACTAAATTCTTTTCTCTTTGATAATAACAATTTTGATACATCTATTCTTTTAATTTTTTATGTAATTCAATAAGCATCTTTCCTTCATTTTCTGAAAGTTCTAATGCTCTTTCAATACTTTTTTGTTCTCTTTCTTTTCTATAAGTATCGTCATCCAATATCTTGTCTAATAGTTCAAATAGGTCTTTTTTAAATTTAAAGAACAATCCGTTTGGTTCTATTTCCTGATAACATAGTGATTCTTGATATATCATTGGTGTACCATTCATCAAGCAATCCGTTGCCGATACACTCCAACCATAATTTGTTTGCCTCATTTGAATACCAACTTTACATTGTTGTAATCTACCATAATATTCATGCTTTGGAAGTTTAGTAGCATCAATCCAATTATGTTCCGGTGTTCCTTTTAATTGAGGCACCCATACACTAAAATCTTGTCTACGTTCCCTATATTCTTCCATCAATTTAATGAAAGCGGGATAACCTTTATAAGCTGCTGCTCTATGATTGAATACTATAATATTTCGTTTTTCTTCCGATGCTGATTCTATTACATTTTGTTTTGGTAAACCTAAGTTCCATACCACTAAAATATCATCTAGCTTTTTAACAAACTCATCATTGAACCAAATCTTAGCTTCTTCTAATACTCTATTCTTTTGGTCTTGTGTATTAAGGTAGCAAGTTTCCATTTGAGATATACCTAATAATTCAATTGGCATCCATCTCCATTTATTTTTTCTATCTTCCGCATTGCAGGATTTCATTTCCCACCAATGGCAATATCCAATTATTTTAGTATCAAATGAATTCTTATATCTTCCAACTTGAGGCCAATCAGGCAAATGTGAATAGATAACATCATACTCTAATGTTTCTAACAGCTTATTGAAATCCGGCGGATAGGTACGCATTTTAATCATATCACCAGAGAAGGGTAAGATATGCTGCTTTACATTTAGTAAATTCAATTTCTTAACCGGCTCGGGTAGTATAATATTCCAAAAGTATTCTCCGTGTTGCTCTAAACCTTTTATATGGTTATAGATAACATCAACGAATGAATCCTTTTCTATATTAGCGGAATTGGTGATATTAGGTATCACCAAAACACGCCTTGCTTCTTTACTTAATTGCCCTTCCCAAAAATTCATTAATCTAATTGATTTGTAATTGTTGTTTGCATTTCAATAATTTGAAATGTATATTTAAGTGGATGTAAGAAATATTTTAATTTTGCAATTGCATCCGGTTGATAATCTTGCTTCCACTTATCTTCAGCAGCTGGTCCGTTGTGATGAACCAATATAACCAACTTTGATTTTGTCTTTTCTCTACTTTTTGTTTTCTTATCAATTTCAGTTTCACTAAATATATGATTAAAAATATTATCCCACTTAAACATTGCTGATGATAAAGCTATACACATTGTATCTTTATCTTTAGTACTATCTTTTTTTGCTTCCAAAGCTTTCTTACCAGACCCAGTTGTATAATCAATCCACAATTGATTGGCCTTCTTTAAATCATCTTTATCTATTTCTTTCTGAGCTTCTAAAAGAATTGATTTTATTTGTTTATTTGTAAACTTCATTTCTTTAAGAAACTCTTTGTTAGATGAATCATTTACTGGTACTCCTTTTAAGTGTTGAGTTTGGATATATTTTATCATATCCAACTTACTAGCACGTTGCTTTACTACATCAGAAGGTCTATTTAAAAGATTACCAACTGCTATTAATTCCTCATTTGTATATTCATTATGTACATCTTCAGGAATTACAGCAACAATAACATCTCTACCATGCTTTGATTTAAGAATACCAGCAACTGTATGGTTTCCATCAATAATAACATTATTACCAGCTTGTCTAGCTTTAGCTACAACCACTGGGTTACATTTATCAGTATTTCCACCCGCATCATCAATCTTTTCTGAAATTTCTCTTACATGCTCAGGATTTTCTAAAAACCTTACCTGTAACTTAAAGTACTTACTTACTTCTTCTATTGATTCTTTTGTATCCAATGTAAATTCGCCATTTTCAATTCTTGCAACTAACTCCTTAACTTTATCCACATCAATTGGTTTATACTTTGGAGCTCCATTTGTTAAATTGAAATACATAGGATTGTTTTTAGCATCAGCTTCAGAAAGTATTTTGTGTTCCGACACAGTCATTTGATTATAATCACCATATTCTAAAATTTCAAATTTAAGATTAGAATCGGTATTAGATAATAGTTTATTAAACTCTTTATTTTGTGATGAATGCCAATAACCATCACCAACATATCCTTTATGGACACCAACATATACTCTATTGGTATCCATATCGGTAAAACGATATAAATATCCCTCATATGTAGTGGGCATATTTCCTAACTGAACATCTTTAACTGATTCCGGTTTATTTGCAAATAAATTCATTCTTTTATGTTTTATGATTTTAAAAATTTTACTATGTAAAGATACGAAAAATCCCCCAATTTGCCAAATAAATTAGGGGATAATTTATAATCAATTGATTATCAATGAGTTACATATTACCAATAGTTTTCAGCCCCTTCAGGTGCTACATAATTCGTTTCATGTCTTACCACTTCGGTGTTAAAATCGGTAGCACTTTTTGGATATGATTTGATGGGATGTTTGAGTGCCTTCATCATAGCCTTTCTTTCTTTCTTATCTTGTGGAAGTAATTGTACATATCGGTGCTTTGGTGGCTCCATTCTTCTCCAAAAGTATTGATAACCTTCTTTACCAATTTCATTTTTTAAATGCTCTAAGTTACCACTACCCCATTTACTGAATACAGTTCTACTATGAATCCATTTGTAAGGATTTTCTTGCAAAGATATACCCCAATTTGGCATTAATGCAATATCAGATGAAATACCCTGATATATCCAATTGGTAGCTTGATAAATTGCTCCTAAGTGTTGTTGTCCTGCATCAGCATAAGATAGTAACAACTTAATATTTTTATCATTTTCTTTAATCCACTTAAACGATTGTGATATTGCATATGATTCAATATTAGAACCATAACCATCATCACAATACAAACGGGTCAATTCTAAAATGTTATCTTTAGTCAATCCTTCACAAACAGATGTTGCTGCTTTTGCTCCAACAGGGAATCCGTAAATAATACAACCTATAAGTTTATCACCATCAAAGGTCATAGCATCTTCTGATTTATAATAGATACCTAATGCATAACGGCAAGATGTCCAAGCGTGAGTATAGTGTCTCTGAACAATAATATCTTTTGCGATATTTTTAGCTATTGGTGCGATGTACACTTTACTTACATCACAATATTGTTTACCTTCTACTTTCATTACCAGAATTTCTTTTTATCTTTTTTAGGTGGATTGGTTTCCAATTCCTTTTTTAATTTCTTTTTTTCAGCCGGCGTTAGGTTTGTCATCTTCTGCCATTCTTCCAACTTTTCCCAACTATCAATTATATAATAACCTTCCTTATCCTTTGTTAGCTTTGCCATTTGCTAATGCTTTTTCCAATGTTGATTGTTTCTTTTCCAACTTTGCCAACTTTGCTCTTTGCTTCATTTGTTTATCATAGCCGGCTGGATATTTGTTTGTTACTTCAATAGGTCCATTTGGAAATTTCTTTAAATCATATTTCCAAACTGATTCAACCCCATCATCATCTTTATATACGTGTTCAAACTTTGTGGGTTTTTCTATTGGTCCTTTAGATACTGCCATATCATAAATTTATACAAATATACGAAATTATTCTGAAACTACCAAATCTATCGGGTCCATTCTATGAACTTCATCAATAATATCCAACTCTACCTTTGGATACGGAAAGACCTCATGTTTAAGTGATTTTAAGAGGGCTTTACGCTCCTTCTTATCTTTGGTTAGAATATACACATATCGGTGCTTACGGGGTTCTCTTTTAATCCAGAATGGGCTTGTAACCATTGTCTGAATTATCTTCGGGTCATTCGTTCCGTACTTCACATAAGATGTCCGAGAATGATGCCATTCATCATCTTCACTCCATTTGAAACTCCAACTATCTGACCATCTGATTTTATTACCCTGATATATCCAATTGGTAGCTTGATATACCGTTCCTAAGTGCCCAGCATTTGGGTCTGAATAAGATATAAGTGCTTTGATACGAGGTACATTAGTTCTTAACCATTCGAAAGTTTGTCCAACGAACCAACTTTCAATGTTACTACCATACCCATCGAATACGAATAGTCTTGTCAATTCTAATACACCATCTCTAGGAAGTAATTCGGAAATTGATGCTCCGGCGTTTCTACCAACCGGGTCACCATAACAGGCAACTCCAACTAATTGTTCGTTTACACCACTAAAAAAATTATGTTCATCTTCGGATATATAAAACAAGCCAATAGCATAGGATACCTTTGTCCATATACCACTGTAATGGTTATTGACAATAATATCCTTTGCAATATTCTTATTGATTTCTCTTATTGAGAATTTGGATATGTCACAATATTGTTTTCCTTCTACTTTCATATACTACCAGACCAAAATTCATTTAGATGATTCCAAGTTTTACGTTGGATAATCTTCATTACATTGGCTGGGGAAACTTTATTGTTTCTTGCAATCACCTTTACGTTTCGGTGACCCATATTCCATAATCTTCTGATGTTTAGAACTTGCTCATCTGTCAGTTTAGCGGCAGGATGAGTTTGCCCTCTTAAAATAGCCATGTAACCTTTATTAATATTTTTTATCCTATTGCTTCATTGATAGCGTTTTTATAAGCTACCTTTGAAGTTAATCCTTGAAATCTTTCAACAACAACACCATCCTTTTCAACAATAACTAATGGAATTGAAGTTACATTATATTGTTGTGCTTCATTTGGAGAATTATCTACGTCATATTCAATGAAAGTTGCCTTACCATTAAATTCTTCTTTTAATTGTTCCAAAACAGGTTTTAGCATTCTGCATGGTCCACACCATTCTGCTCCAAATTTTTTAATCGTTACCATCGTTTATTGTTTTATATTGTTTTTCTAATTCTATATTTCCTTTTATGTGTTTAGGTTCGTAAGGACAGTGTCTACACCCATTACCACAACAATAGCCACGCTCTATGTGGTATTCAGGTGTAAACACTATCCTACTACCTTCAAAGTAATACAGCTCCTCTCTTTCTTTATTTAACTTCACAAGCTCCCCCTGCACATGCCAACTCACCACTTAAGTCAGTTGTATCTTCCAATTCTACAACTTTACTTAAATCAACATCATGTAATGTTTTCATAAGTTCTTCGTACTTCTCTTTAGTGCAATCTTCAAATGGAGCTTGAATATAAGTTCCACCATCATAAGGTAATACTGAAAGTCCATTGTAGAATTCTTTATTATCCCACATCCATTGCCCAACCGCATCCCACTCATGCTCTCTAATTGAGATTGTAGCAGATACGTTGTGTGTATTGTTACCACTTCTATGCCCTGGCTTAATCCATTCACCATGCACTCTCTTAACTCTTTCCAATAATTGAATTGGAGATTCGGTTCTAAAAATTGCATCTGCTGGAGCCATTTGTGGAATACCAATTACCGCAGTATCATGTGGTCTAAAATATTCATCTTCTACCAATTCAGGGTGATGTATTACTAAGTGAGAATAAATTGCTTCATTCTTACCCACCCTTACTCTACGAATATAATAATCATTGTGCCAAGCGTGAATACCGGATGATGTTCCCAAAGTTAATGATGTAGTTCCAGCAGGCTTAACAGTTGTAGTTCTAGCCGATGCGTTGATACCCATAACTTCTGCTAATCTTTTGTTTTCTACTTTAACAACTTTAGCTGCTTCTTTCATATCTAACTTTAATACTGCACCACTTCCGATACCAGTCATAGATACTCCGATAAGTGCATCCTTTTCAGTTGTTCTTTGCCAAATAGGTCTTAGATAATGGAAATCAGTATATCCAGCCTGTAATGTTCCAATGAATGATGCTGCTTTAACTCTTTCGTTTAAATCTTTTTGGTCAACTACATCAGAAACATTTACTTCACATAAGTTACAGAATTGGAAAGGTCTTAATGCAATCTCACAACAAGGATTAGTTCCCCAATCTTTATCGTTTGATAAGTAGATACCAGGTTCACCTGCTCCACTTGCTTCAATTCTTTTCCATAAATCCATAAAATACTCTTTGGTAATTTTATGTCTCATTAATACTGCCGAGTTATTTGCTCTACCTCTTTGTGGATTATTTTCCCACCATGCACCACTCTTACAACTAATCATTTGCTCATCAGTTGCGGAGAATAATGCAATCAATGCTGCTCTACGGATACCACCTGCTAATACTGCATCGGCAATGTGACAAACCATATCATGCACTTCAATTGGTTTTAATTTCTCACCATCTTTTTTTGCATCTAAGATACCTTCCAATTTGATAAGGCACTCTTTCAATGGTTGAGGACCAGGTGCTTTACCACCAGATGTTACCAATCGTGCTCCCTTCTCTCTAATATCTCTAAAATCA